ACAAACAATTCACCAAGGCCAAAGGAGATCTGGACATGCTGATAATCAAAAACGGGAAAACCATAGGAGCATTACAATTGTTTAGAGTTAGAAAAACAGGAATCGTCGCAAGGCAAAACGCAAGAGACGTAGTAGTATTTCACGGAGAAGAAGACCAAGATAGAAAAGTGATGAAAAAGATATTGTGGATACTGCAAGCACTACACACCGGAGAAATAAAAAAAAACAACATCATACGCTACAACGGAACCATAGACATGGACGTCATCATCAAGGAGACCATAAAAGAATGGTAGAAAACATAACGGCCATAAAATACCTACAGTCGATCCGAACACTAGACATCAGGCTCAAAACCCTGAAAACGAGAATCTCAAGGTATAGAAAAGACATCTGCACTCTAAAAGGAACAGATTATTCGGCAGATAAAGTTTCCGGGACGCCCGGAAGCGGCATGTCAGATAAAGTGGCACGCCTAGCGGATATGATTGCGGATGCGGATAAAGAATGGGATAAGCTCATCGAAAAAAGAGAAGAGGCACGGCTCTTAATTGAAAAGCTGGAAAACCCTAAACATCAAAGCATCCTTTCGAGAAGATACCTATACGGCGAAAAGTGGGAAAATATATGTAAAGCCCTGGGCTGCACATGGCCGAATATCTTTAGAACACAGCGGCGAGCCCTAAAAAGTTTTGATATAATCCTAAAAAAAGCCAAAGAGGGTACTTAAAGTTACATATCACTCTGTGCTATCATGTAAACTAGAAAAATAAGACAAGGAAGACCTGTATAGTGCAGGCCTTCCTTTTTTGTTGCCATAAAGCGAGGGTAGCATGATCCGATGCGATAACCAACGATGCAAATACAACCACCATGAAATATGCGCGAACATGCATTTAGACATACAGTCCGAACGGTGCATATGCTTTGAACCAAAATGGCAAAAGAAACGAAAAACAAACGAAACGGATATAAATCATACACCCGTTTATTACTCAACGAGACGGCGTACGTTTAGATAGGAGAAACCATGACAAAAAACAAGGTACGAGGCGAACCCGTTCGCCGTGAGAAGATATTTATCAAAGACACAGATACGCGCACAAAAAACGCGCGAGGAAAAAACATTAATATAAGGCGTCGTTCAACTACCTGGAAAAAGTTCCACACCACACAAAACCTGGAAGTTATAAAAAGCCTATGCCGGAAAGGATGGCATAACGACGAGATTGCAGCCTACATCGGGATTTCTGAATCAACGCTTTATGAGTGGACGAAAAAACATCCGGAGTTTTCGGAGGCACTTTCCATTGGTAAAGACTACTGCGTAGCGGTCGTTGAAAACGCGCTGTTCCAGCGAGCCGTTGGCATTGAAAAAACGGCACCAAAAAAAGAAGAGACCATAACCGTAGACATCGTTAAAGACGGCAAGGTAGTGGGCAAGCAAGTCACCAAAAAGATAGAAAACGAACTTATCCTTATCCCGCCGGAAACGAAGGCTGCAACCTTCATCCTCACAAACCTTGCACCGGACGATTGGAAACAAAAGCAACAAACGGAACTTACAGGAAGCGTTGAAATAAACGCCAACATGGACTTATCGGAACGCTTGCAGCAGGCACTGTTAAAGAAAGGAGAAGCGGCTAGTGAAAAAAGACGAAGCATACAAGCTTATGGACTGCCTGGGCCGCTTAACTCATGATCCGGTAGCCTGGGTATATTTTGCTTTCGACTGGGATAACGACCCGGAATTAAAAGGCCAAAAGCCACAAAAATGGCAGCTGGAACAGCTAGAAAGAATTGCCAAAGGACTGGAAACGCCGGATACAGTAATTCGTCAGGCCGTATCATCAGGCCATGGTATTGGCAAGAGCACGACCGTAGCCTGGCTTATTCTATGGGCTATTTCAACACACCCAGACACAAGAGGCGTCGTAACGGCAAATACCGAAGCCCAATTAAGAACAAAAACCTGGGCGGAGCTTGCCAAATGGCACAGAAAGTTCATCGGTAAAGAACTCTTCACCTACACGGCAACCGCGATATTTTCAATCGAAGCGGAACACGAAAGGACCTGGAGAATTGACGCCATTCCCTGGTCCGTCACAAACACCGAAGCGTTTGCAGGGCTACACAACCAGGGCCGAAGAATCCTCATCATATTTGACGAAGCCTCCGCCATAGACGATCGCATCTGGGAAGTTGCAGAGGGGGCCCTAACAGATAAGAACACCGAAATAATCTGGTGCTGTTATGGAAACCCTACCCGCAACGTAGGGCGGTTCCATTCGTGCTTTACCAAATACAGAAACTACTGGGACACCAGAAAGATAGACTCCAGGGACATAGCCATTTCTAACAAAGCACAGATAGAACAGTGGAAAAACCAATACGGCGAAGACTCGGACTTTTTCAAGGTTCGTGTTCGCGGCGAATTCCCGTCATCATCCGACGCGCAATACATCGGAGTAGATATAGTAGAAGCGGCGACAAAAAGAACGCTCCGGCCGGCTGAATATAGCTTTGCACCCGTCATTATTGGAGTAGACCCGGCCTGGACGGGAAGCGACCAATTCGTAATCATCATGCGCCAAGGTCTTTATTGTAAGGTCCTGGGCGAATACCAGAAAAACGACAACGACGGAGCCATGGCGGCCATATTGGCAGGGTTTGAAGACGAATATAAG